CTGTCGGTGGTGACGGCAATCTTGACCAGTCTGGCAATCAAGCCATTGAGAACGCGTTTAAATCTTGGGGACGGGTCGGCAATTGCACCGTCGATGGCAAAATGTCATGGATTGACGCGCAAAAGATGGTCATTGAAGGACTAGCGCGTGACGGCGAGGTGTTTATCGTTAAGCATCGATCCTCAACGTTCAAGGATTCCTTTGCGTTAGAGTTTATCGAACCTGATCAGGTCGATGAGGAGAAAAACGAGCGGTTGCCTAACAGCAACGAAGTCCGCATGGGCGTGGAATTGAACTCATTTCGCCGGCCTACGGCGTATTATCTGTTGAGTTATCATCCCGGCGACTATGATTTTACGAGTCAAAGTCGGTCGCCAAAGCACGTCCGAGTTCCCGCCGACCGAATGATTCACATATACCGCCCGTTACGAGCCGGTCAAACGCGTGGAGAGCCATGGACCGCGTCAGCGATTGCGTCGCTGAAGCAACTGTCGGGGTTTCGCGAGGCAAGCATTGTTGCGGCGAGAATGGGCGCGTCAAAGATGGGGTTTTTCACCTCACCTGCTGGCGACGGTTTTGTTGCTGATGATCTTGATGGCAACGTGCCGATCATATCGGCAGAGCCAGGGACGTTTCACCAGCTACCGAATGGGATTGACTTTAAAACATTTGATCCGCAGTACCCCAACAGCGAGTTTGATTCATTCCATAAGTCAGTGTTGAAAGGCATCGCCTCAGCGCTTGGTGTGTCGTATACATCGCTCGCTAACGATCTTGAGGCCACCAGCTATTCAAGCATTCGACAAGGCGCACTTGAGGAGCGTGACGAATATCGCAACTTGCAAGGTTTTATGATTGAGCATTTTGTGAGGCCAGTGTTCGAGTTTTGGCTACAGTCTGCGATGGAGATGGCATCACTTGGCGTGCCATTAAGACAATATGACCGATTCTCAAACGCTGCTGAGTTTCGAGGCCGGGCTTGGTCGTGGGTCGATCCGCAGAAAGAAATGAACGCCGCCATTAACGGAATGAAAGCGGGCGTGCTGTCATTGCAAGACGTGGCGAGTCAATACGGCAAGGACACCGAAGAACTGCTTGGCCAGATTGTTCGTGACAAAGCTCTGATGGATCAATTTGGCGTGAAATACGCGCTGGAACCTTATGCGGCCCAGTTTATGCCTGTAGTCCCTGAAACGGGCGAAGCGGAAGCTTCAGACGACGAAGACCGCTCTGAAGAGGAATTAAACCGGGCGTTGATTCAGGCGCTTAAAGGCGACAGCTAGTGAAGTCGGCTCAAGCAGCAGCCCTCTTTCTTTCGCGGATAAAGGAAATTGAAGAGGGTTACAGACAGCGTTTGCTGGAGCTTGCAGGGCTGGTTTCGACTGTTGAGGCGCAGAAAGGAGATCGCGGAGCGCCGGGAGAACAAGGGAAACAAGGCGAGAAAGGGGACAAGGGCGAGAAAGGCGAGAAAGGCGACAAGGGCGAGCGTGGTCTTAAGGGCGACAAGGGCGAGCGCGGCCAAGCTGGTCCCAAAGGTGTCCCTGGCGAAGCCGGCAAGCAAGGATTGCAGGGGAAAAAGGGTCCAATTGGGCCAATCGGACGCGATGGTCAGACCGGAAAAGACGGAAAGGACGGTCGACCGGGACGCATCCCCCATCATCGAATTCAGAACGGAGCTATTGCCTTTGAAAAACGGCCCGGTGAGTACGGAAGTTGGATACGTTTTACCCAAACTAATCAGTATTTTGCAGGTGGTGGAGGCGAAGGAGCGCAAGGACCGCAGGGCGATCAAGGGATACAGGGTCCAGCCGGAGCCGATGGCCAAGATGGGACAGATGGAGCCACAGGCGCGACCGGACCCCAAGGAGCCACGGGACCCCAAGGAACCACAGGAGCTACTGGTCCCCAAGGTCCAGCAGGAGCAGACGGAGCAGATGGTCAAGACGGAGCCACAGGTGCCACTGGTCCCCAAGGAGCAACCGGACCTCAAGGAGCAGATGGGGCCACGGGAGCCACAGGTGCAACCGGAGCCACGGGAGCCACGGGAGCTACTGGCCCGGCAGGAGCAGACGGAGCCACGGGAGCTACTGGCCCGGCTGGGGCAGACGGAGCAGATGGGGCAGACGGAGCTAGTGCAGCCACGCAGATATCCGTCGAGGGCAGGACATCAACTAGCAAGATAACCGCAGTCTTTAATCGAGCCGGAGCGTCGCTAGTGAGTGGCTCTGCGTTGCTCAGTATTACGGCCAGAGCGGGAGGGCTGACACTAACTGCATCAGGGACATTTTTGATCGTCGCTGGTAGAACTCAAAACTACACGATAGAATTTTAGATTATGGCTAATAGATTTCCGCTGATTGTCGACAGTTCAGGGACGGCGTCGATAAAAGAACTCGCGTCAGGAGACAATCTTGACCTAACTGGCAATGGCGTGGTCGGCGCGGGAACGGTGGCGCTAACCAACCTCACAGTCGGAGGTAGTCAAGGGAGTGACGGCCAGGTCCTCACCTCGACGGGGTCAGGTATCGCGTGGGAGGACGCTGGTGGCGGTGGTGGTGGTGGAGCTTGGAATGTGATGTCAAGTCAAACCGTGAGCAGCAATGTTTCAAGCGTTAATTTTACCGGCATTACGGGGTACAAGGTTTACAAATTCTTCTGGCAGAATGTCGTTCACGCAAGCCATCCAACTTACATGGACTTTCAGTTTTCCACTGATAACGGATCAAACTGGTATACCACCAATGGAAAATCTGTAATAGTTTATGGAGACAGCGCCACAAGCTCATTGAGCGTAACAAATCGATCAGGATGGAACGGTGGGAGTGGTCGATATGCTGTTGTGAAAAACACTCACCAATTCAATACAGACCATAAACACGCTGGGGAAGTGACAATTCATTCCATGAATGATTCTGAGTATACGTATTTTAGCTCTGTAGGTATGCACGATTTCTTCAATGATCGTGCTTCGTTCACTCAAGTGTTTGGCTCAACGCGACAAACCCAATCTTTTAACGCTGTACGCTTTCAAGCGGGCAGCAATTTTACTGGTGGCACTTTCACACTTTACGGCTTGTCAAATTCATAGGATCAAACCATGAGCACTGGCGTATTTAAAATGGTCGATGGCGAGACCATTGAGTTAACTGAAGAGGAAAATGCTGAACGGGTTTCTGCTGCTGAAGCCGCGCAAGCTGAATGGGATGCTGAAGCATGGCTGCGTGGCCGTCTTGAAGAATATGGCGGCTGGACTGACCAGCTTGACGAAATGTTCCATGACTTTGACGCTTGGAAAACACGGGTTCAATCTGTCAAAGACAAATATCCAAAACCTGAGTAAAATGATCGAGACGAAGGAGCTAGGCATGGAAGATCAAAGACATATTGTTGATGTTGAGGAAACAGAAAATTCCTACATTGTTGAATTTGGGAAAACGGATGAGCTTGACACGGAGCCTGAAGAGGTTGATGCGATAGTCGAGGAAAGCCCATCTATCTCAGAGGATCGAGCTGAAGAAGAGAGCCTGACGAGGACGATGGCGCTTGAAATGTCCCCTGTTGACGAAGAAAACCGCACAGTGCGGATGGCGATCTCAAGCGAAGAGCCGGTTATGCGCTCGTTTGGCATGGAAATACTAGAACATTCAGACGAGGCGATGGATTTATCCTTTCTCAAGTCTGGACGCGCTCCCTTGCTCTTGGATCACGATCCTGAGCGGCAAGTTGGCGTGATTGAATCAGTAAGTTTAGACGGCTCGGCACGTAGACTCCGTGCGACGGTGCGCTTTGGAAAAAGTGCGCTTGCCAGAGAAGCTTTTGATGATGTCACCGATGGGATCAAAGCGAACGTCAGCATTGGTTACTCGGTCCAAGAAATGAAACGGAAGGACAAGGACACATATGTGGTCAAAAAATTCCGCATACATGAGGCAAGTCTAGTCTCTATCCCCGCCGATGTGACTGTTGGTGTTGGACGGTCTGGCGACGTTTCACCCGAATCTATTATTAAAGTTGAACATCCTATAAAGGAACCAATTATGTCAGAAGAAAATATTGTTGATATTCAGGCACTTGAGGCAAACGCCCGCAAAGCCGCACAAGTCAACGCCTCTCAAATCATTGAGCTAGGCGCTCGCCACAACAAAACAGACTTGGCTCATAAGGCCATCGCTGAGGGCCGTAGCATCGAGGAGTTCCGTGGGGAACTGCTTGAAAACATTGGGTCTACGCGTGCGCTCGAAGAGCAAAACATCGGCCTGAGCCAAAAAGAAGTCAAGAGCTTCTCATTGCTCCGCGCCATTCACGCTTTGGCGAATCCAACTGATCGCAATGCTCAGGAAGCCGCCGCTTTTGAGTTTGAATGCTCACGCGCTGCTGCTGAAGCATACGGTCGAGCTGCTCAAGGTATTTTGCTGCCCGCTGAGGTCATGCGTAACTGGCATAGAGATATGAACAGTTCGGATGATTCTGCATTGTTTACGGATGACTTCCGTGGTGGAGATTTCATCGACGCATTGCGTAACGCATCTTCTGTCATGCAAGCAGGCGCTCGCATGTTGAGCGGATTGTCTGGCGATGTGAAAATCCCCAAGAAAACTGCTGCTTCATCGGCTGGCTGGATAGCATCAGAAGGTGGGGCGTCGTCTGAATCTGAGATGACCGTGGGTTCGGTGTCTATGGCACCAAAAACTCTCGGCGCATTCACGGACGTCACGCGGCAGCTTATGATTCAAAGCAGCATGGACGTGGAAGCCTTGATCCGTGAGGATTTGGCAGAAGCAATTGCTCTTGCAATTGACCTTGCTGGGCTGGAAGGGTCCGGCTCTAGTGGTCAGCCCACAGGTATTCTCAACACCACTGGTGTGAATACCGTGACAAACTTTGCTGGAGCTAATCCGACGTTCGCTGAAGTGGTTACTCTTGAGACGGCTGTTGCTGAGGACAATGCGCTCCTTGGCAATCTTGCTTACATTTTGCCCGCTGCAATGAATGGGGCACTCAAGACTACCGAAAAAGCTACTGGAACGGCTCAGTTTGTTGCAGAACCTGGAGGCACGATTAACGGATACCAGTCAATCGTGACTAACCAAGGCACTGCCGGCAATCTGTACTTTGGCAATTTTGCAGACCTGCTCATTGGTATGTTCGGCGGCCTCGACATCGTGGTTGACCCATACACTTCCAGCACTAGCGGAACAGTGAGAGTCGTAGCGCTTCAGTCTTGCGACGTAGCGGTTCGACATGCTGTCAGTTTTGCATTCGGTAACGATGGGTAGTAATCCCAAATAGGTGACGGCCCCCCTTGGGGGGCCTGATTCTTTGGAGAAAAAATATGAAATATAAAGTGCTTCGCGATACGGTAGCAACTGGTCAAGTTTGCCGAGTCGGTGAAGTTATCGACTTGAATGAGTCTGACGCTAAGGAGTTAATGGCGACAGGCCGCGTTGCTCCTCACGATGAAGAAACGCCTGCTGTAGATCGCGCAATCGGCCTCGATGAAGAGACCAAGCCAAAACGTCGCACGCGAAAAACTAAGGTCAGGTAATGGCCGTTGAAACTGCAGATGATCGTGGATACTTGCTCGCTGATTTTGGCGTTGTTGCGCTGTATACCCCGGTGGGGGGCGCTCAAGTGTCGATCACTGTCATTTTCGACAATGAATACGAAGCGGTGGATGCTGGCGGGAGTGTTGCTTTTGCAATGCAATTGCCAAAAATATTATGCAAGTCTGCCGATGTGACTGGTGTATCTGAAGGCGCGGCTATAGTGATCGACGGAACGTCCTATGTTGTGCGCGTAATCATGCCGGACGGTACTGGTATGACGGAGCTTATGCTTGAGGCGCAATAATGGCACACGTTCGCAAGCTTATCCGAGACAACATAGAGACTACACTGACAGGATTAACGACAACTGGAGCCAGAGTATATAAGACTCGCGTTTATCCAGTAGCCGAGGATCGCTTGCCAGGAATTGCTATCTACACCAGAGACGAGTCGACTGACTACGCAACCATTACAAAGCCAAGAACACAGGACCGTGAGCTTACGGTCAGCGTCGAAATATACGTTAAAGCACTGACAGATTATGACGACCAGATTGACCAAATCGCAAGCGAAATTGAAACGGCGCTTTATACGGACACCACCAGAGGCGGATACGCAAAAGACACTATGGTGACTGGATTTGATTGTGATTTTTCGGGCGAAGGTGATCAGCCTGTTGCACGCGGCACGGCGCAAGTTTCAATCAGTTATGTTACATTGGAAGGTAATCCCGACGAGGCACAGT